GCTGGCTTCCATCTATCGGGTCTGTATAGCCCGCTGGGATGGTGCAGTTGGGAGCAGTTGGTGGATGACTTCCTGCGGGCGAAGGGCGACGGTCCAGCGCTGAAGGCATTTGTGAACACCCGGCTGGCCGAGACATGGGAGGAGGACTATGCGGCGGCGGTCAATGCTGAAGGTCTGATGGCCAAGCGGCTGGCATATGAGCCGGGCACATGCCCCGATGGGGTGGTGCTACTCACGGCTGGCGTTGACGTGCAGGACAACCGACTAGCGGTGAGCGTGTGGGGTTGGGGCGAGGGGGAGACCGGATGGCTGGTGTGGCATCAGGAGCTGATGGGCGACCCGACGCAGCTTGAGGTGTGGAAACAGTTGGATCATGTGCTGGCCACCGGCTGGGCGACAGCTTGCGGGAAGGAGTTGAAGATCGCGCAGATGGCGATCGACTCTGGCGGCCACTGCACGCATGAGGTCTACAACTATGTGCGCGAGCGTGTGCGGCAGGGTGTGGTGGCGATCAAGGGCAGCAGTCGGCGCAATAGTCCGGCGGTTGGCAAGGGCAGCAAGGTCGATGTGAACTGGCGCGGGAAGGTGCTGAAGAAGGGTGTGACGCTGTATCAGTTGGGGACTGACACGATCAAGACCACGCTGTTCGGGAGGCTGCGGCATAACGAAGCGGGCGGCAGCTTGAACTTCGGGATGGCTGCTGATGAGGAATACTTCAAGCAGCTCACGAGTGAGCGACAGGCATTGCGGTATCACCGAGGGTTTCCGATCAGGGAGTGGGTGAAGAAGTCGGGCGATCGAAATGAGGCATTGGATTGTGCGGTCTATGGCTATGCGGCGTTGTTGATTTATGGCAGGCGGATGAATCAGGCGACGATGTGGCAGCAGTTAGCGCAGCAGTTGGAAGAAGGGAAGAAGACACAGCTAAGATCAAGGAAGCAGTCCGCTTCTGGGACTGCTAGTGGCTTCGTTAGCAACTGGTAGGCCGTGAACATCCCGAGCGAGATCAGGGCAGGCGACACGATCCAGTGGCGGGACGTTGAGGGCGTGGACAACCTTGGCAACACTGTGAGCAGTGCTGCCTACACGTTGACCTACTACCTGCGGTTCAACGCTGCTAGCGAAGGCGCGACGGTGGTCGGGACTGCGTACGGGACCGGCTGGGAGTTCAGCATCGCCGCGGCCACCAGCGCTGGGTTCGATGCGGGCACTTGGTACTGGCAGGCGGTCGCGACCAAGACTGGTAGCACGATCACGCTGGGCAGCGGCCAGTTCACGGTGCTCGCAGCGCTGAGCTACTCGGGCACACCGGCAGCGCTGGATGGACGGTCGCAGGCGCAGAAGGATCTCGATGCGGTGCAGGCAGCGATCCGCGCGATCGTCTCCGGCGGTGTGGTCAGGCAATACACGATTGGCAACCGGAGCCTCAGCAAGTACGACATGAAGGACTTGCTGGAATTAGAGAGCAAACTGAAGGCTGAGGTGAAGCGCGAGCAGATGGCGGACTTGATCGCCAACGGCCTGGGCAACCCCCACAATCTGTTCGTGAGGTTCTGAGATGGGACTGAGGACTCGGCTGTTTAAGGCGATGGGATTTGAGCCGGTACGGCCGCGGCAGCGTGCGTATCAGGGCGCGCGCGTTAGCCGGTTAACGGCTGACTGGGTGACCAGTGGCACCAGCGCCGATAGCGAGATCAAGTCGAGCTTCAAGAGCCTGCGCAACCGGGCGCGGCAGTTGTGTAGAGACAACGACTATGCGCGGCAGGCGGTCCGATCAATCCAGAACAATGTGATCGGCCATGGCATCCGGCATCAGGGACAGGTGCGGATGCAGCGCGGCGGGCGGCTGGATGAGACGGTGAACGGCCGCATCCATGAGGAATGGGAGCGGTGGATGCACAAAAACCGCTGTGATGTGAGCGGCCTGCTGGGCTTTCACGATATGGAGCGCCTGCTGGTACGCAGCTTGGCGGAATCGGGCGAGGTGTTCATCCGCATGATCAAGCGGCCGTTCGGCGATAGCCGGGTGCCGTTTGCGCTGCAGGTGCTTGAGGCGGATTACCTGATTGATGATGATGTGCCGCAGGCCAGGGATGGCAACACGGTGCGGATGGGCATCGAGGTGGATCAGTATCTGCGGCCGCAGGCGTATCACTTCTATGCGAACCATCCGGGCGATACCTATGCGGGCAATGCTCGGACGAATGGCCGCCGGATCCGGGTGCCTGCTGATGAGGTGATCCATCTGTTCATCCCGGAGCGGCCTGGCCAGACCAGGGGCGTGACATGGTTCGCTTCGGCGCTGATGCGGCTCCACATGCTGCAGGGCTATGAGGAGGCGGAGGTGGTGCGCGCACGGGCGAGCAGCGCACTGATGGGATTCATCAGCAGTCCCGAGGGCGAGCTGGTGGGCGATGAGGTGTATGAAGGCGAGCGCGTCAGTGAGTTTCAGCCGGGGGTTTTTAAGTATCTGCAGCCGGGCGAGAGCGTGACGGTGCCAGACCTGAACGCACCTGATGGCCAGCTCGAGCCTTTCACCAGGTCGATGCTGCGCGCGGTGGCGGCTGGCGTTGGCGTCAGCTTCGAGAGCATCAGCAAGAACTTCTCAGAGAGCAACTACAGCAGCAGCCGGCTGAGCCTGCTGGATGAGCGCGATACGTTCCGCGTGCTGCAGCGGTACATGATCGAGAACTTCCATCAGCCGGTGTTCGAGGCCTGGCTTGAGATGGCGGTGCTGAGTGGTGCGCTGAGCCTGCCTGGGTATGAGAGCAACCCGGATCGATATCGTGCTAGCCGCTGGGTGCCGCGTAGCTGGGACTGGGTGGATCCACAGAAGGAGGTGGATGCGTACAAGACGGCGGTGCGGTGTGGCTTCAAGACACTCGGCCAGGTGATTGCTGAGCAGGGCGGCGACCTTGAGGATGTGCTGGTGGCGCGTCAGGCCGAGTTGGCAATGCTCGATGAGCTGGACATTGTGACCGACACCGACCCGAGCGAGGTGACCGAGGGTGGTGCGGTGCAGGCTCCTGTGCCGATGGGTGCGACGCCAGCGTTCGAGGAGACGGAAGCGCCTTTCGAAGAGGAGGAGTACGAGGAGCTGTCTGTACTCGAGGATCCGACCGAGGCGCCTGAGGATTGATGGCAACGATCGAGGGGCAGGAGATCGACCTGATGCCCACGGATGGCATGAAGGATGAGGCGCAGCGCTACCGGGACTGGAAGGCTGAGGGGCGCGATGGCGGCACTGAGGTGGCAGCTAGGCGAGCTGGGCAGATTCTTGGCGGTGATGAGTTGAGCGCCGACACGGTGATCACGATGGCGGCATGGTTCGCCCGCCATGAGGTGGACAAGCAGGGCGAAGGATTCAGTCCTGGCGAGGATGGCTATCCGTCACCTGGGCGCGTGGCATGGGCAGCATGGGGCGGAGATGCTGGCCAAGAATGGGCTACATCAAAGGCCGATAGAATCAAGGCATTACAAGAAAGAAGCGCCGTGGACTTAGAGCGCCCCTATCCGAACGAACATGCTGCTCGGTTGACTGATCCCGCGCAGTATGACTCGTTGCGTCGAGAGAACGATGCGGGCGGCTCAGGCATTGACTTCATCTACGGGATCAAGGAAGGCACGTCTGAGATTCAGGCGATCCGATTCCGTAGCTCGCAATTCACGCCAGCTGAGGCGCGTGAATGGTTGGCCGAGCATGACTTCGATCCGATCGAGTTCGAGAAAGCCACCGGCGATGGTGAAGCCGATCGTGCTGCAGCGGGTGAGCTGAGCGAGGGCGACTTCGTGCAATGGGATTCGAGCGGCGGCACTGCACGCGGCCGGATCGAGCATGTGATGCGTGAAGGCACGCTTGGCGTACCCGACACCGAGTTCAGCATTGAGGCCAGCGCCGAGGATCCTGCTGCTCTGATCCGCATCTACCGCGAAGGCGATGAAGGCTGGGAAGCGACCGAGACGCTGGTTGGCCATAAGTTCTCGACGCTTACCAAGATCGCGGCACTGCGTAGCCTGACTGGCAAATATCAGCGTGCCGAGCTGACCAGCTTCGATGAGGTGGAGGAGCGCACCTACGAGTTCCCATTTAGCTCTGAATATCCGGTTGCTCGATACTTCGGCAATGAGATCCTTAGCCATGAAGGCAAGGCGGCTGATCTCAGTCGTCTGAACGATGGCGCTCCGCTGTTGTTCAACCACAACCCCGATCGCGTGATTGGTGTTGTGGAGCGTGCGTATATCGACGGCAATAAGCGCCGAGGTTATGCGCGCGTGCGGTTCAGCCGCAACCCATTCGCTCAGGAGATCTTGAGCGATGTGAAGGATGGCGTTCTTCGGAATGTCTCCTTCGGCTACTCCATTGACAAAATGGAGGAGCGTGGCAGTGGCGATTTTGTCGCTACTGCTTGGTCTCCTTACGAGATCAGCGTTGTCTCGGTGCCGGCTGACCCCGGTGTCGGGATAGGCCGATCTCTCGAGGATGACACTGCTGCTTCGGCAGCACCAACACCCGATCCCATTCCTTCAATGGAAAACACCACCCCCGATCTGGCCGTGGTGCGTGCCGAAGCCGCTGAGGCTGAGCGCGCCCGCATCTCGGACATCAATGCCCTCTGCGACAAGCACGGCATGGCCGACCTCGGCCGTCAGCTCATCGAATCTGGTCGGTCCATCGACGAGGCTCGTGCTGCTGTCCTCGACAAACTCGACATCCATCAGGAGCCTGTGATTATGACGGCCGCCGAAATCGGTCTGAACGAAAAGGAGAGCCGCAACTTCTCCTTCCTTCGTGCCATCAACTACCTCGCCAACCCGACCGATCGCGCTGCCCGTGAGGCTGCTGCGTTTGAGATCGAGGCTTCCGAGGCTGCTGCTGCCAAGCTCGGCCGCCAGTCCCGTGGCATCACCATCCCCCAGGATGTGCTGCGTCGTGACCTGAACGTCGGTGCTGCTACCGCCGGCGGCAACCTGGT